CGCACGTCGACCAAGCCGTCGCCGAAGTCGTTCGGCAGCGCCTGCCGGCCACCATCGAAAGGATTCTGCGCCGCGACTACGCCGGCGAGACCCTGAGACTCTACGTCCCGAAAAAGCCCGTCAGTGCCCGCCGCGACCGAGACGAAGCGATCCGGCTGCAATACACCGGACACAACGTCAAGGCGCTGGCAACGCAGTTCGGGTTGAGCCAGTCGATGATTTTCAAGATTGTGAGCGGGAAGAAATGAGAGTTTTAGCATTGGAAATGAAATGAACATAATTTGCAGACTGTTTGGTAGGTGCTGCCACAACGATCGAAGAATTGCATGTCAGAAACATCATGCGCAGATGGAAGTAGACACGCTGGAGCCAGCTTGCGATCTTCGAGACTTTTACGACGCAGCGCTTGAGCTTCTTCCAATAATCCTTGTGACGAAGATCATTGTCCGCGCAAAGAAAAAGGCTATGAACGACTGACATAACCGACGGAAGCTATGCAGCCTGTCCGCCGTAAGCAAATGCTGTAATCTTCCCCCTGAACATTACAGCCGCGCGCGGCGACCATGCTCGCTATGGCTGCCACGATCCCCTCTGACGAACCCGCGCGCCTGCGTGCCGGCGATACATGGAAATGGACGCGCACGCTGGGTGATTACCCGGCCGGCACGTGGACGCTGAAATACCGCTTCAAGAACGCCGCCGGCGGCTTCGAGGTCGTCGCCACGGCTTCCGGAACCGACCATGCCGTCACCGTCACCGCGGCCACCACGGGCGCCTATGCCGCCGGCGCCTACCAGTGGATCGCCTGGGTCGAGTCGGGCGCCGAGAAATACACCGTCGACGAAGGCACGCTCGAGGTCGAGCCGGATTCCCGCAGTGGCGCCGCCACGGCTGCGCTAGACGACCGCAGCCACGCGCGCAAGACGCTGGCCGCGCTGCAGGCGTGGATCGAAGGCCGCGACCCAGCCGTCGCCGAGTACGAAATCGCCGGCCGGCGCATGAAATACATTCCGGTGAAAGACCTGCTGATGCTTGTCGACCGCTACCGCGCCGAAGTCGCCCGCGAGGACGACGCCGCGCGCCTGGCCGCCGGCCTGCCCGGCAAGAACAAGCTGTACGTCCGGTTCACCGGCAACTAAGGACACCGCATGGCCAAATGGCTCGACACCATCGCATCCCGCCTCGGCTATGCGCCGCGCCGCGGTCGCCGTGACTTCGCCGCCGCGCGCTTCGACCGCCTGAGCGGCGGCTGGGGCAGCAGCAACGTCTCGGCCAATGCCGACCTCTTCCGCGCGCTCGATACCTTGCGCGCCCGTTCGCGCGACCTGTGCAACAACAACGACTATGCCAAGCGCTTCGTCGGCATGGTCGCCGCCAATGTCGTCGGCGGCACCGGCTTCACGCTGCAGGCGCGCGTCTATGACAAGCCCGGCGTGCCGGATTCCGGCGCCAACGACGCCATCGAGCAGGCATGGGCGCGCTGGTGCAAGCGCGGCACCTGCGACGTGACCGGCCGCCTGTCCTTCCGTGACCTGCAGATTCTCGTCTCCAAGGCCGTCGCCCGCGATGGCGAATGCCTGGTCCGCCGCGTGCGCGGCAAGAGCGCCGGCAACGCTTTCGGCTACGCGCTGCAGGTCATCGACATCGACCGCCTGGACACCCGGCTGATCCAGCCGTCCGAAGGCAACAAGAACGAAATCCGCATGGGCGTCGAGGTCGACGCCTTCGGCAAATCCGTCGCCTACTGGCTGCGCGGATACCACCCTGGCGATACCTACGGGATTGCCGCAGGCGCCGTGCAGGCAGCGCACCAGCGCGTTCCGGCCGGAGAAATCCTGCACATCTACCAGGCAGACCGCCCCGAGCAACTGCGCGGCCTGCCGTGGATGCACGCCGCCATGACGCGCCTGAACAACCTCGGCGGTTACGAGGAAGCCGCGGTCATCGCCTCGCGCGTCGGCGCCGCCAAAATGGGCTTTTTCACCAGCCCGGACGGTCAGCCGCCGATGGATGGCGAAGACGCCCAGGGCGTCCCCTATCTGGAGGCAGACGCCGGCAGCTTCGGCGTGCTGCCCGCCGGCGTCGATTTCAAGCCTTTCGACCCGGACTACCCGAGCGCCATGTACGCCGATTTCGTCAAGGCTTGCCTGCGCGGCATCGCCTCCGGCCTCGGCGTCGCCTATCACGCGCTGGCCAATGACCTCGAGGGCGTCAATTTCAGCAGCATCCGCAGTGGCACGCTGGAAGAGCGCGACCAGTGGATCAGCCTCCAGGAATGGTTCAAGGATGCCTTCATGGAGCCGGTATTCGACGACTGGCTGGCCTCCGCGCTCGCCTTCGGCCAGATCACGCTGGCCAACGGCTCGCCGCTTCCGGCAAGCAAGGCCGAGAAGTTCACCGGACATGTCTTCCAGGGCCGACGCTGGTCGTGGGTCGATCCGCTCAAGGACATGAACGCCAAAATCATCGCCATTCAGAACGGCCTGCAGTCGCCCCAGTCTGTTGCCGCCGAGCTGGGCGTCGACTACGAGGACGTGCTGGTGCAGATCAAGCAGGCGCAAGACCTCGCCGGCAAGCTCGGCGTCACCATCGGCGCGCCGGCTCCGGTCAAGGACAGCCCGGAAGAAGAATCAGCGGAAACCAAGGCACTCGCCGCCGTCACCGGCGAAGTGCGCTCGCTGCGCGAACGTCTCGACGCGCCGCCGCCAGACACCGGCATGCGCGACCTGCTCGCCGCCATCGCCAACGGCCAGGAACAGACCGCGCAAATGTTCGCCGCCGTCATGGCGCGCCAACCTGAGCCGGCCAAGGTCGACGTCCACAACCACATCGCCGCGCCAGACCCGACCCCGGTCGAAATCCGCAACGAAATCCACGAGCGCGAACAGGCGGCCCCGATCGTCAATGTCGAGGTCGAGGCCGTCATGCCGGCGCAGGAAGCCCCGCAGGTCGAGGTGCACGTCGAGGCCGTCATGCCCGACGAAATCCGCACAGCCATCGTCAGCCAGCCCGAGCGCGTGACAACTACAGAAATCACCCGAGACACCCTGGGCAACATCAAGACCAGCAAACAGACGGAGAAGGACGCATGAACGAAGTTCGCCGCCTCCGCATCAAGTGCGAGATCGAGCAGCTCGCCGCCGCACGCGAGCGCATCGCCAAGATTCGCGACGACGAGGAGCGCGTCGTCAAGGGACTGTCGCCGCACGGCGACGGGGCGGCGGAAGTAGTCGACGCCCTGTCCGAAGTCGGCGCCGTCCTTCTGGTCGCCATCGGAAAACTGGACAAGGCACGCAAATGAACCGGATCACGCTCAATCAGTTGCTGGAGATCATGCCATCCGCCAACGCGGCGCAGGCTGCGCAGTTTTTGTCACACATCAACGCCGCGATGGAAGAATTCGCGATCAACACGCCAGCGCGGCAAGCAGCATTCCTGGCGCAGATCGGGCACGAATCCGGATCGCTGCGCTACGTGCGCGAGATCGCCGACGGCGGCGCTTACACCAAGCGGATCGATCTTGGCAACACGCGCCCGGAAGCGATCGCGCTGGCGAAGGCGGCCGGCACGACCACGGGACGTTACTACAAGGGCCGCGGGCTGATCCAGATCACCGGCTACAACAACTACCGCGCCTGCAGCCGTGACCTGCTGCGCGACGCGGACGAACTGTGCAAGCACCCTGAAATGCTCGAGATGCTGCCGCTGTCTGTCCGCTCGGCGGCATGGTACTGGGATTCCCGCGACCTCAACGCGCTTGCCGACGCCGGGAAATTCGACCTGATCACCAAGGCCATCAACGGCGGATACAACGGCATGGCTGACCGCCAGGCGTACCACGCCCGAGCGCAGAAGGCGCTCGCCAGCAGCGAGGATGCCGCCGGGCCTGTCCCTTTTCCGAACAAGAAGCCCAACCTGTTTCAGAGGATCGCCCAATGGTTCCGTTCGTAGCCGCCGCACTCCCGGCGCTGGTCCAGGCCGCGCCATCACTCATCCGCATTTTCGGTGAAACCGCTCAGGCCGAGAAAAACGCCAAGGCCGCCGAGGTGGCGGTCGAGATCGCCAAGGCGGTCACCGAGCAGAAGACGGCGGAGGGCGCAGTC